TTAGAGTCGGGAGATTATATCACAACTTCAAATGTGGGAGCGTATGGAATGAAGCAAGACGACGATTTACTTCATAATTATACAGTTGCGAAAATACTTATGGATTGTGACTTTAATCCTATTACAAACGTAAAAAAAATTATCAAAAAAGAATATAAACTTATCGACTATTGGATTCTTTACAAGGATGTGAAAATAGACAAAAATGAATATGATACATTACCCGATAAAAAACGTAAAATCGACGAATCAACGGACGAATCAACATATTATAGAATTGACCAGAATGAGATTTTGACAGAAAATCCTGAAAAACCATCTTTTGTTTATGAACAAAGAAACGAGCTCGTTAATACACTGGATGAACACGGTGAATTCCAATGGGAAAACGACCCATCTGGTGCTACAGAAAAGGCATACAATATAAGGTATCTTGACGCCAGCGGCACAGAGACGGACGAGACCAACTATCTTTACAAAGCGGCATTTGTTGGGTGCACATACCATTGTGGTTAGAATGGTACAAGATTTATATAATCCAACTAACAACAGACATATCGTTGATAAGAAACCACATAGGAATATAATAGTGAAAAAATAAAAATAATATTAATGAAGTGAATAATTAATATTATCAACACACATATCGTTTATAGAATATATCAAAGAGTATAAAAATTGAAATATTTTATAATATACAATCATACACAAATAATAATATGAGTAACCAATACGAAAAAGCGCGTGTATGGTATGATGCGAATTGGCCGTGCTGTATCCGTGTGGATATCGAGTGGACGTGCGATGGATACGATTATCTGGAGCATGTCGTGGAGTGGATTAAGAACGACGCGACGAATTGAAAAAAACTAAATCATGACAATTGTGTAAGATATGAATATTTTTCAAGAGTTAATAATATGAAATAATTAAACTATAAAAAAGTTTTAAATATATATTTTTTATTTAAAATAATAAATATATATATATGAATGAAATTATAACAAATACTCCATCACTAAATAGCAATAGTATAAGCGACGCGGTATCTAATAATTCATTAAGTATGAATAATTCAATTAGCGAATCATTTAATTTTCAACAACTAATTAAGTATGGATTAGTTGTAATTATTTTAGCATTATTAGGATTTAATTTATTTTCACATTTAGGTAATTTAACAGATAATATAAAAGATTTTCTCTCTCCTATAACAAACATAATTGGTAATAAGACAGGAAAGGCATTAGAAACAACAACATTAAACACTGCCCAAGGAATAAAAGGCATCGGCAATGTTACCGGAAATATAATAGAAAGTGGTGTGGGTCTCGTTAAACATGGTTTGGACGGTCCAAAAAATGATACTACGCAAATATCAGATCCGTTAATAGTGGACGAGGAACCCGAACCAGATACAACCGATAGTGTCATACAAACAACGCCCAAAACAGGAACCGGTTATTGCTACGTTGGCGAAGATCGGGGTATAAGAAGTTGTGTTAAAATAAATAAAAATCACAAATGCATGTCCGGCGATATCTTTCCCACAAGAGATATATGTATTAACCCGAATTTAAGACATTAAAATAATATTTTCATACTCGAGATGGAGAAAAATATTATTTTCAGTGTATGTCGACGGATTTCTCATCTGGTTCATGCTATTATTCGGGTAGATACAAATATTAAAGATTTTTCTTGAAAGTATCGATTATATAAAAAATAATCTTCGTATTTGCAAATTATCAAAATTCCATGCATGTTAGTTAACTAACTTGTTGGGTATTAGAAATTTGGTTAGCCATACGTTATTTTACATTTATAGAAATCAATTGATCGAATAGTTTTCTTTTGTTAATATTTTTAAGAAGTTATTTTTGTCTTTAACTTGACCGATTCATATTAGTTGTATGTAAATCTTCTCCTACTTCATTAAAGTACCATTTTGTGGAAAGATATTGTGGCCTACCTGTAGTAATACCAGTATTGTTTCCATTATCATAAATCTTAAGATTCGGACCTGATTTAACAATTTCATTAATTTTACCTAAACCAATTGCATTATCAAAATAACGTAATTCAGATGTGTAACCAGAAAAACCACCATTCATTGTGGAAAAAACATTTCCATAATTTTGTCTTGCAACACCCGATAATGTGTGTCTTTTTGAAAGTATACCGTTAATATACACATCTAATTGGTGTTGGTTATTAAGACGTATAATTACATTAATCCATTTATTTATGGGAACATTCTTTATCAGAATATTATCATTTATTTTATCATGAGTATTCATAACAATCTCTAAATTATTTACATAAGGTGTAATATATAAGCCTGGTGCGTTAATTGGAACCGCCAACCCGCCTGGCGTTATTTCTCCACTAGTTCCGTTTTCTGATGGTTGTGATATAATATCATTTCCTTTATGGAAAACATGCTTATAATCATCTTTTTTGTAATTAACAAACTCATCAATATACATCCATATTGACCATGTGAATTCCATACCTTTTTCTTGATCAACGGAACGTAATATTTGAATAGAATTCTTTAATGACGGATCTTGTGGAATAATAATCATATGCTTCGCATTATTTAATCCAGGAGTAAGTATTGGATCTTTAGATGGAGATAAAAACCATATTAATATATTTGATCCTATCCGAAGAATTGAAACAAAAAGGATAATAATCAATAATAAAAAACCAAATTGAGCTATAATACTATTACTTTCTACGAAATCCTTAGATATTTTAACAACAGAATTTAATGAAAACGTTTTCTTACCCGATAGAGATCCAACAGCTGTCTCTTTTGAATCGCTCATAATATATATAATATTAAAAGATAATATATATATAATTTATTTGAAATATAATCTATATCTCAATTTCTCCCGAAACCTCATTATTTTTAAGTAATTGAAAGCGGACTTTATATTTATTAAAAATATTACCTAATGCACCACCTCCATATCCCTTTTTATAAATATCGTAAATTTGTTGAGGATTGCTTGCTCCATCCCAATATTGAAAATTTGCCGTCCATCCATTAAATCCGCCATCAGGTGTAATATAAATGTTAGATGTTTTTGGTATTTTAGGAACCCCGTCCAATAGACAGGTTTTGTGTAATTTTCCATCAATATAAATATCTAAAGTTCTATTTTGCAAACTAATTGCTAAATTAATCCATTTTTGTAAAGGAAAATTCTTAACGCTACATATATTATCATTGCCACTAGCAGTACTATTCATGACTTGCATTTTAATATCAATATCATTTTGCATCGCACCTAAAGTTATTTTTGGAGATTCAACAGCACTATTATTACTACCGCCACGTCTCAGTAAACATTTTTCATCGCCGTATCTGCTGTTCCAATCTTTAACATGAAACCACAGGGAATATGTAAAATTAGTTGAATTAATATTTTTGTTTAATTTTTTTATATCTACCACGTTTTCTTCCCAACCATTGTTCATTTTTGAAATTGTATTTGCTGGATTTAAAATTTTTGAAATAGTGTAACACAATATTAAAAATAATACTACAAGAATAATTTTGGTTAACATATTTATATTATACTATTAGAAATTATATGATATTATTTTTTATTTATTAAACATTAATCTAAACTTTCTAAAATGTCTTGATATATTTATCATCTCTACTATATTTTATCTATTTTATCTATTTTATCTATTTTGTCTATTTTGTCTATTTTGTCTATTTCATTTACTGTAAATATCATAACTATACTTAATTTCGCCTTTTGTTAGTATTCTATTAAAAAACGTCACATTTTTTATTCCACCATCTAAACCATCTCTTTCTCCAATAGTAATCTTATCATAAGTCATTTTCGGCGAAATATTAGATTCAGAAGAGACTAAATTCCCGTTAAGGAAAAAATCCATGTATCCACCATCATAATTGATAACAATATTATTCCATCGTTGGTAAGGAATATTTTTACTCAAATATATTTCTGTTAATTTGTTCTTATCTTTATCTTGTTTATCTTGTTTTTCCGTTTCAATTCGTAAACTATTTGTAGCCATATTAAATGATATTTTTGGCTTATTTCCATAATTCAAGATATTAATATATTTGTCATTTTTATTATTTGTTTTGGCTGATTGAGGATTTAAATTAAACCATGCAGAGATTGAATAATGGTAATTATGTTTGTCATCATTAACAAACGTTGTATGTAGTGGTGTATCATCACCTTCTGGAAATTGATGTTCATTATTAAGATAAATTGGACGTTCTAATAATTTAATTCCATCATGAGACATTATTAATTTGAATAAATTGGGTATTGCGAAATATGAAGTAATTAATATAAATTCAACAATAAAAATATTCCAGAATGGTTTAAACTTATCTTCTTTCATTAATTTTTTTTCGCGACCAACAATGTTTTGCACGCCACCAATGGGACCAGCCAAGACATTACCTATTCTACTAACGTTTAAACGTATAATTGTAAAGATGGTTGTAAAGATGGTTGTAAAAAATGTAATGAAATTTCTTAATGACTCGAAATTCATTGCGAAGTTGTATAGAGAAGTTAAGTTTTTGTAAATATCATTAATTGGTGTGTAATGTTTCGCAAGTTGCTTTATTAATGAAAACGCCCCCGCGACAATGCCAATTATAATAATTGATGAAATAAAAAACGTAATAAGAGCACCACCACTGGGTATATTCTTAATAGTATAAATAATCACAATGACAAAAGCAAGTATTGTTAAAATTCTAACAGTGAATATATAAAGCGTTTTAAAAAATTCAACCATATCTTTACCTTTACTCATTGAAAAGATAAATCCAATTAGGCTTATAAAAAAAACAAAAATTAAAAAAAAATGACAAAAAACCGGATAATTTGTGCTAATATCCACCGGATTCCAAATATATAATATTTGAAACAGCAAGTAAAATATAAGAACTACCCAAAAAAAATACTTTACTTCTGGTTTAAGTTTACTAATAAACGATCCGATACTATTCAAAAAATTCATATATTAATTAAACAGAAAACAATTTATAAATTTTCAAATGCAGTTTTTTTTCCGTGACAATCTCTACATAATGCTACTAAATTATCAACATGATTAGAACCACCACTATCCAATCTTACTTTATGGTCAACCTCGAACCACGCAGGTAATTGTTTTTTACATCCACCACACGTCCATCCTTGTTCAGCAGCAACATATTTTTTTTTAGTTTCGCTAACGGAACGTTTGGTAGTTTTTTTACCTGAATTAAGAATTCTTTTTTCTTGTGAACTCATATTAGAAGCTTGTATATTTTGTGGTGTAAATGATTCACTTATACCATTATAATTTTTCGATATATTTAATAATGGTGATAATAAATCCCCCGCTTCTTTATCAATTGGCAGAAATTTAATAATACCATTTGCGTTTTGTAACAAACTTTGTGATTGAGATGGATACTTTTTTATAAATGCGTAAGCAGATATACCAGCAAATGCAATACCAGCTATTTGATAGTATTTTTTCCACGATTTCAATATTTTAACATATTTTCCATCATAATAAGTATTAGCTATAAAAAATATGGTTAATGCGAAAATTAAAAACTGAAATTTCATTATATAAAAATATATTATTTTTATTTATTATAGAAAAAAATACTAATAATGATTAATAAAAACATTATTCCAATAAATATTAATTTTTCTCTATGTTTTTTTTCTTCGATATTTTTATTTTGTTTTGGTTTATAGTTATTATAATATTGTTCCATCGCTTCGTCAAGTGTGATCTCGTCTTTATTGCACAAAATGTTTATTTTGTTATGAATAAAATGCATCCACTTTATAAATGATTTTCTGGAGTCAAGATAAGGTTTCACTGGATATTTGTCCAACATTTTACTAAATGAATTACCTATTTCATTTACAGGTATAAATAATGGTAAATTATGAATAAAAGTATAATATTTTTTTTTCGTTACATCATTTGGTTTAATTGGATATGAAATAGCTAACGTATGTAAAAAAAACCAGTAATGTGGACCCCAGACATGTGGATCTAACGCCATTATAATAAATGATATAAAAAATTAAGTATAAAAACATAAAATATTTAATAACAGTAATATGAATGGCAAACAAAATAATTTTTGTAATAATTGTGGTAAGTATGGACACGTATTTAATCAATGTAAACACCCAATTACCAGTATAGGATTTATAGTTTATAGAATAAATAATGATAACAAGGTTGAATATTTGTTAATTCGAAGAAAAGATACATTGGGTTTTATTGATTTTATGAGAGGTAAATACGATGTTAATAATAAATCTTATATTTTAAATATAATAAATGAGATGACTATTAGCGAGAAAGAAAAACTATTAACACACGATTTTGATACATTGTGGAAATATTTATGGGGTGAAAATATAGGAATACAATATCGCTCGGAAGAAAGTGTTTCAAAAAATAAACTATCTTTATTAAGAAATGGAATTGAGATTAATAAGAAAAAATATACACTTAAAAGTTTAATAAACGAATCTACAAGTAAATGGGAAGAACCGGAATGGGGATTTCCGAAAGGAAGACGCAATTACAAAGAAAAGGATATAGAGTGTGCTTTGCGCGAGTTCCAAGAAGAAACCGGTTATTGTGTTAATGATTTAAAAATAATAGAAAATATTTTACCTTTAGAAGAAATATTTACCGGTTCTAATTATAAATCTTACAAACATAGATATTATCTTGCAGAAATAGATAAAAAAATACAACCTAAAAATAAATTTCAGGAAACTGAAGTCAGTAGCCTTATCTGGACAACATTTGATAACGCAACAAATATGATCCGTGATTATAATTTAGAAAAAATTGATTTATTAAATAATGTAAATGAAATTTTTACTAAATATAGTTTATATATATAACTAAATGTCAAATACAACTATAGATTCATTTCCAGATTTCACAAATAAAAACTCTGCTTCTTCAAATATATCTGATTTGCAAGATTTATCTATACCAATTTCTTCTTCCAGCATATCATCTAATAAATCTGGTAATACAATAACCTCTATGAACTCGGATTTTTTAATGAGCGAGAGTTCAAATTCGTCAAATGCCACTCCGGACATAGAAGGGTTGTCAATCGAAACATCCAGTAAAAATAGCTCACCTGTTATAGAGGGTTTAATGAGCGAATCACCAAGCGAAACATCCAGTAAAAATAGTTCACCTGTTATAGAGGGTTTAATGAGCGAATCACCAAGTGAATCACCAAGTGAATCATCAAATGAATCATCAAATGAATCATCAATCACTCCTCTTATTGAAGGTTTAACTATGTCGCCAACAAAGTCGCCAATAAAGTCAGCAAGCAAATCAGCAAGCAAATCGCCAACCAAGTCAGCAAGCAAATCGCCAACCAAGTCAGCAAGCAAACCGCCAACCAAGTCAGCAAGCAAATCAGCAAGCAAATCGCCAAGCAAATCGCCAAGCAAATCGCCAACAAAGTCAGTGAGCAAGTCAGCAAGCAAATCGCCAAGCAAATCAGCAAGCAAATCGCCAACAAAGTCAGTGAGCAAGTCAGCAAGCAAATCGCCAACCAAGTCAGCAAGCAAATCGCCAAGCAAATCAGCAAGCAAATCGCCAAGCAAATCACCAAGCAAATCAGCAAGCAAATCAGCAAGCAAATCGCCAACAAAGTCAGTGAGCAAATCGCCAAGCAAATCAGCAAGCAAATCGCCAAGCAATAGCGTTTCTACCATTGATAAAATTTGGTTTTTGACGGAAGAAATATTGAATGAAAATAAAGCTAACTTAGAAAATTTGTCAATGAAAAAAATAAAAACTTTATTAAAAACAAAACTTGGAAGCAGTATAAATAAAGATGATTGGTTAATTATTAAAGATAAAATTAGAAATAAAATTACAAATGAAAGTACAAATGAAATAGAAGAGTTTACAAGACCATATAATAGAAAAATATGTCCTTTAGGTTTTCGCAAAGATAGAAAAACTGAGAAATGCAGAAAAAAAACTGTTACACCAAATCCAAGATGTAAGCGAAAAACCAGAAAACATATTCATACTAAAGAGTGTGAAGATTATCCTTTCGACGAAGATGCGATTAAAGCAAAATTATTAAATAAATTTGATGAACTACCAAATGAATTATCGTTGCCCACTAAAAAAAAGAAATGCCCTGTAGGATACCGTGTACATGAAACAACTGGTAAGTGTATTAAAAAAAACACATTAAAATTAAAATCCAGATGTAAACGAAAAACAAGAAGAAATAATAAAACAAACGATTGTGAAACTTACCCACCAAATGAAGATGAAGTAAAAGAAAAACTATTAAAACAATTACAAGAAATGCCAGACGAAACACCGTTGCCAATAAATAGAAGTCGTTGTTTTCATGGTTATCGTAAAAACATCAAAACTGGTATGTGCAAAATATGTGAAAGAGATATGATAACTTTAAAACCTAATTGTAAAAAAACAAAAAAACAAGAAGATGATGAAGTTGATGATTCATCGTCAGAAGAAGAGTCAGAAGATGAACCTGAAGAAGAACTCGAAGAAGAAACGGTAGATCAACCTGAAGATGAACCTGAAGAGGAACCTGAAGAGGAACCTGAAGAGGAACCTGAAGAGGAGCCTGAAGAGGAACCTGAAGAGGAACCTGAAGAGGAACCTGAAGAGGAACCTGAAGAGGAACCTGAAGAGGAACCTGAAGAAGAACCTGAAGAAGAACCTGAAGAAGAACCGGAAGAAGAACCCGAAGAAAAACCTGAAGAAGAACCTAAAGAAGAAGCTCCAGAAGAATCTGAAGAAGAAGCTGAAGAAGAAGCTGAAGAAGAAGCTGAAGAAGAAGCTGAAGAAGAAGCTGAAGAAGAACCTCAAGAAGTATTACCATATAATGTGTATTCAAAATGGATGCTTAATAGTGGGGATATAAATGATGCTAAAAAATTAGATCCAAATAATGTTATTAAATTTAATTCAGCATCTATATTACCTTATTTTAAATTATCAAATTTTTATGATGTAAGAAATGAAAATGATGGAAAAATGGGAATAGAGTATCCAGAAAATAGTAAGAATTACTATCCTTCTTCAGAACATATATATCAATCATTGAAATTTCCTGATAGTAAAGAAAGATTTCAGATTAATGGCGATTTAGGTAATTTTGAAACCGGTTTTAAATGCTTATATAAAAAACCAGATGAAATTAATAAAAAAATAAAATATTGGTCTAAAAAAAATCAAATAGGAATAATAGCAAAAATGGTATCAACAAAAAAACATAGTAATAAATGTGGATTAAATAATCCTATATTCCCAGAACAAACAATTTTTAAAGATATATTAAAACAAAAATATAAAATAACTTCATTAAAAAATTTATTAGTAAATACTCAACAAAAATATTTACTTGAACATTCAAGACAATCACAAAGTAATTGGATAAAAAAAAACAAAATAGATACATGGGCAGGTCATTTAGACAAAGAAACTAATATATTGTATGGTGATAACAAAATGGGAATTTTTTTAATGAAATTACGTGATCAATTAATAAACGAAAATGATGATAAATCACAACAAAAAGAAAGTAAACAAAAATCAGAAAAAGAAGAATCGGAAGAAGAACCCGATGAAGAAACTGAAGAAGAAGAATCAGAAGAAGAAGAATCAGAAGAGGAAGAATCGGAAGAGGAAGAATCGGAAGAGGAAGAATCGGAAGAGGAAGAGGAAGAATCGGAAGAGGAAGAATCGGAAGAGGAAGAATCGGAAGAGGAAGAATCGGAAGAGGAAACAGACGATAATAAAATTAAACGCATTATGGAGTTAAAAGAGAGTGAAGCCATTAATTCTGGTGGAAACAATCATGACTTTCTTTATCCAAATATAAACGATGATAATTTTAATATTAAAATTGCAAAACGTAAAGAATTCTATGATACTACATACAACGGAAATATATATAAAAATATAGAGGAAAGATCGGAACAATTATGTAATGCTACATTTGAATTATCCCCACACCAAGTATTTGTTAAAAACTTTTTATCGTCTCATACACCATACAATAGTTTATTGCTATATCATGGACTTGGTTCAGGAAAAACATGTTCTGCAATCACTGTAGCAGAAGAAACGAGGGAATATATGAAACAGGTTGGTAAAAGCAATAGAATAATGATAATAGCTTCACCAAATGTTCAAGAAAATTTTAAGAAACAGTTATTTGATAAGACCAAATTAGAAAAGGAGAACGGACTTTGGAATATTACATCTTGTGTTGGAAATAAATTATTGAGAGAAATAAACCCTGTCAATATGAAAGATATATCAAAGAAAGACATAATAAGTAAAATCGAATTACTAATAAAAAAATCATATATTTTTATGGGCTATATTGAATTTGCTGGATATATAACAAAATTATCCAATGTAAATAGCGAGGATAATATTAAAAATACATCAAGATTAATTAAGAAAAAATTAAATAATAAGTTTCGCGATAGGTTAGTTATTATAGACGAGGTACACAATATTAATTCGGCAACCGAAAATACCAAGAAACGTGTTGCAACCGAATTATTAAAATTAGTAAAAAATGTTGATAATATGAAATTACTACTCTTGTCTGCAACCCCAATGTATAATAATTATAAAGAGATTACATGGCTGGTTAATTTAATGAACTTGAACGACAATAGAGCCACTATTAAAACAAATGAAGTATTCGACAATGACGGTTATTTTAAAGAGTCTGATAATGGTGAAGAGATTGGTTATGAATTATTAAAAAGAAAAACAATAGGTTATGTTTCATTTATTAGGGGAGAGAATCCTTACACATTTCCATATAGATTATGGCCAAGTAGTTTTGCTCCAGAAAAGACCTTTCAAAATAAAACTTATCCGAGAAATCAATTAAATGGGAACCCTATTTTAGAAGATTTAAATGTAATAGATGTTTATTTAACAAATATTGGTGATTATCAAAAACTCGGTTATAATTATATAATTAATAGATTGAAAGATGGCTATTTTAATAGTGGGAGAGACGACGTAATGCCAGATTTTAAAAACATGGATAGTTTCGGATATACTTTGTTGCAGAAACCATTAGAAGCACTAAATATTATTTATCCGGATGATAGAATTGACAGCGAAGACCCTAATTTTAATCCAATTGACATTGTTGGCAAAGAGGGGTTAAATAGAATAATGTCATACACGGAAACCGTATCACCACCATCTAAATATAACTATGAATATAAAACAGAAAAATATGGGAGAATATTCTCTCCGGATATCATTGGTAAATACAGTAGTAAAATAAAGAAGATTTGTGATAATATTGTAAACTCTACTGGTGTCGTATTAGTATATTCGCAATATTTAGATGGCGGTGTAGTTCCATTAGCGCTTGCTCTCGAAGAGTTAGGATTCGTAAGGGGTGGTGGCGGAAAATCATTGTTAAAAAAGAAACCGGCAGAAAATAAAGTATTTAATGTTGATGGTAATAATCATCAAGCAAAATATGTTATGATTACTGGTGACAAAAAATTATCACCAAATACCGGTAACGATATTAATATATTAACGAATATTGATAATAAATACGGTAAAAATATAAAAGTTGTATTAATATCACAGGCAGGCACAGAAGGTTTGGATTTTAAATTCGTCAGACAAGTTCATGTTATGGAACCGTGGTGGCATATGAATAGAATAGAGCAAATTATTGGCAGAGCAGTTAGAACATGCAGTCACAAAGATCTTCCGTTCATTGAGAGAAACGTAGAGATTTATCTTTACGGAACGTTATTGGACGATACTGATACTGAGGCCGCCGACCTTTATGTATATCGACACGCTCAATTAAAAGCCCTGCAAATAGGGCGTGTGACGAGACTGTTAAAAGAAGTATCTGCAGATTGTTTATTAAATATATCACAAGGCAATTTCACACAAGAAAATATGAATCAAATAGTAAAACAAAAAATATCAAGCGGTCCCATTTTAGATTATCCGCTTGGCGATAAACCATACACATCAACATGTGATTATATGGAAAAATGCCAGTATACTTGCAATCCTGATAAATCAGTTAGCGATGCCGATGTAGTTTTAAATACTTTAAATGAAAATCATATATCAGTTAATAATGATATCATAATTAGGAGGATTAAAGAGTTAATGAAAGAAAAATTTTTTTATAGAAAAGATGAACTAATAACTAATATAAATTTAATAAAAAAATATCCATTGATACAAATTAATTCGGCATTAATACAATTAATAGAGGATAAAAATGAGTTTATTTCGGATAAGTATGGTAGGTTAGGAAATCTAATAAATATTGGTGATTTATATTTATTTCAACCACTCGAATTAAATAACAAACAAGTATCTTTATATGATAGGTCGACACCTGTAGATAAAAAAAATACGTTGATTAATATATCTGGTACAAAATTAAACGATAGCGATCCAATAACAAATAAAGAGAAGGGTAAAAATAAATTAAAAGATGTAAATAAATTATTCAACCGCGTAAAACAAGATAAAAAACTGGGACAATATGATAAATGGTATAATAATTACAATAGTGTTTTAATTAAAATACTTGAAAGCGAATATATCGAAGGTTTAGGTATAACGCAAGACATTATGGATGATATTTTAGTAGCACATATAATAGAAGAGAACGATTTAAAATCAAACATATTAAATAATAAAAATGACGAAGATTTAGAAATTTTCGAACAGAAAATAAAGAAATATTTTAATGTATTAAGCAGTAAAAGAGTGATCGAAGAGGAAAATATTAATAAAGTATTTGGTTTCAACGCTAAATTGGGAAACACATATGTATCTAAAGTAAAAAATATAAATAATACAGCAGAGAAAGGTTCGACGATTAAAAATAAAAATTCTAATGAATTAAATGTAATATTAAAACTTATGAAAATGCCCGATGAATTTATGAATAATTACAAATTAGAAGAAAAGCGTGTTCTCGTAGAATTATTATTGAGAATATTTAATACTATAAATTATAATGATAAAACTTG